TTTAACTTTTTTAATATCCCAAGTTATTGAGATAGTATCAGGGGCAACGAATGTGCCTTCCTCAAAAGTTTGAACAAGCCATAAGTCGGACTTAAAAGACACAGGGTCCTTAAAAGTTTGTGAAAATGTGTTAAGCGTTACTATGCTGCATAGTAATAAAAATACGTGTTTCATTTGTTAGGTTTTATAGTAAATATCTTGAACAAAACGCGAGTTAGATATGAACTATAGTTTTTCAGTTGTAGTCGGTACGGGAATCGAACCCGTGTTTCTGCCGTGAAAGGGCAATGTACTAAACCTCTATACGAACCGACCATATGTTAACACCCTACTTTATCCAACTAACAGGTGTTGTGGCTGTCCTCAATTACTTGAGTTAGGAATAATCTTTTGAACCTTGCGGGTTTCGGGTAGACAAACCTGAATGTTTTCCCTATACATTCTACGTTCCCATATAGATAATCAATCTATTTCTCATCGTATTGGGCATACTATCCGATGATTAGTCGGAACGTGTAGTCAGAACAGGAATCGAACCTGTACGATGATTGGGAGCTGATTAACCTTGCTAATAGTTTAAGGAGATTCACCTTCCAACAAAATCATCACAGCTGCGTCTACCAATTCCGCCACCTGACTATGTTTCCCCACCTTGAGATTAATGGTGAGTAGATTTATCGGTTTTCTATTTCTTAAAAACCTGCTGGTCTTACCCGTTAAAAACATCCAACACTACTGGGAGGAAATGTGTCTATCCCTTTATCCCACGATGTCCCACTCGCGCCGTAGACATTCTGCGAGTTCATTGTTTAAGTCTTGAACTAAAGACTCTGAGCACCTCTTACTCATTGTAGCCAGGACAAGAATCGAACTTGTATAGTCACCTCCTTGATTCACGTCCGATTGGGAGGATTACTGAACTCGTGATATTACTACTGGCGCCATTCCGCCACCTGACTATATTGCTTGTCTTTCCAAGCTGTCATCAACTTTTTCTTTCTATGTTTCGGGGTTGACACCTTCTGTAGTCAGGCGAGGAATCGAACCTCACCAAGGCAACCTATTTCTAGGATTTGGAACCAATCCTCATTACGCATACCTGACTATGTTGGGTGGGTTAATGAGTGGTTTCCCCCACCTCTTTTTACTCTGTATCAATCTACTTGCGAAGTAGTATCAACCTGCGCCACTCTGTGTTTTAGGTAAGGGGAAGATGGTCGAGTGGACAACCCCTTTTACGATTGGCATTACTTCAGGTGAATACCTGCCAACTCCGATTATACCAGTCGGTATCCACTCTCAAACTATTGGTATAATCATTCCCCAATCAACCTATAATGTAGTTGGTGGGGGAGGAATAAGAGCGACTTATTCCCTTAAAGCTCTACTTGTCGTTTATCCATCGTGTTTAAAAAACACCGTAGCTACGATTGACTTGGATATATCTAACTTTCGTCTGCCACCCCACCTTTTAAATATTTTCAAAGAACTTCTACAAATATACGGCTAAATTTCTATTCTACCAAATCTTTTTCTATTGTTTCATCCCAATGGTCAACAGAGAAGAATAATTCAATAGTTTCTTCACCACTTTCGTAAGATTTATATCTCACATGGAATCCACCAATTGCCATTGACTGTTTACCCTCAAAAGATTCTTTAAGTAATCTTCTAACTTGCTGTCTCAATTCAGGTTCAGTCGGAACTCCTTCCTCAGCAAATGCCCAAGTCCAATTCAAAAACTTCATTACCCTTTGAACTTTTTCAAAGTGAAAGTAATCCATAATGTTATCAATTGCTTCTTGTTGTTTCTGCGTCATTTTCTTTTAATTGAGTTTTTGAACATGATTTACCAAAACTGAACGCTCCTTGACTATCGTGACCATCAGGAACTTGATTATAGTATTTTCCATCGGTCATTGATAACTCAAGCCACACGGCTTTTGATGGGTTAAGTTTTTCACCACATCTTTCACACCATATTGTTTCTTGTTTCATTTGACAAATTTAAGGACATTTTCCTTACTGGCCAAAAGTTTTTTAGATATTTTATTAAAAGAATATCCCTGTTCAAACATTCTGTGTAGGAAATTTATATCAACCTCATCGAGGTCGATTATTCCAATCAAGTTTTCTCTTTTGTATACTCCGATGAATTCCATAGTTTTATTTTTTAAGTACACAAAGATACAACAAATTGTGTTACCACAAAATTAATTTATTAAGGAATTTTGAATGCGTTGCAAATAACTCGTTTCTTCATTGTTGCATCAGATGTGTTACCAACAACTTGTCCATCAATGATTGAGAATGCGTGACCGCGAACAACCACAAGATACTTACCAACGGGGTATTTCTTAATGAATGTACCAGTTGTCATATTGCGCTTAACCATCTGACCTTTAACCTTAACTTCATAACTAACGTGACCGTATTCATTACCCATAGTTTCAAATAACTTATCGTTGATTTTAACTTTATCGTTAATCATGCAACGCAGTCCACCAACGAAATTTCTTGTACCTTCACGGTTTTTACGACCAAACTTTACCTTAACGAACTGATGGGCTTCGTCGTAGTGCATTTCAAATGCCGATGAGATAGCTCTTACGACACAATCATTTGATTCGGTTTTGGCAATTGTTGAATCAGAGTATCCAATAATTGCCTCTTTGGTGGGTATGTATTTGATTTCGTTATTCATACCACAAATATACGGCGAACATCTCATCCCACAAAATTAAGTTATTAAGAAATTTTGTTAAAATTAGAAATTTCTTTTTGAATACGGTTTAAAGTTATGTTATAATAACTTTCATCTATCTCTATACCAATATATCTTCTATTAGTTCTTATTGCCGCAAGTGCACTGGTACCCGAACCTATACAATTATCTAAAATTAAATCATTTTCATTAGTATATGTTTTTATTAACCATTCCATTAAACTTATAGGTTTCTGTGTTGGATGATAAACTTCACCTTCACTTTCAGCGGTTTTAAAATATTGCACAGAACGTGGATATCTTAAACCTGTATCGTTTTTAACATGAATTTCACCTTTTTGTTCTCTATAAACTTCAGTAGGTCTGTGAGCTTTACCTTTATCGTAAGGTTCACCTTGGGTCATTTGTGGATTATATGTAGGTAAACTTTTATAAAAAACCAATATATCTTCATGAGAACGCATTGGCATTTTTTTACTGTTCAAGTAACCAGTAGATTTAGATTTCTCCCAAACTAAACTATATCTAAAAAGTTTTATATTTGACATAACTAAATTTGATGTAAAAGGTTGTGAGGCCGTTAAAACAATCGCGGCATTTGGTTTAATAATTCTTTCATACTGTTCCCATAAATCTTTAAATGGTATTATAGTATCCCACTTACATTGAGTTGTCCCATAAGGCAAATCGCACAAAATCATATCTATTGACTCATCCGCCAATTTTGACATTTCTTGTATTGATTCCCCAAGTATTATTTTAGACTCAATCATTTTTTGACAAATTTATTATTTTATCTATAGTACTTTCTTGATTTTCCAAAAGAGTATCACACAATTTAAAATGATTTATTTCAGTTTTAAAATAAATAGATTTTTTAACTCTACCGTGATTACATAACGGCAAGTACATAAATTTTTTTTGAATTTCTTTTTTTATATTTTCGTTAAAAAGTAAACAAATTCTATTAAAAGTCGAATCATAATTTCTCATTTTGGTTGTTGAACTTAATATAAAATAAGGTGATTCTATATTTTCCTCAAAACATTTTTGAAAAATAGTCGCAGCATCTATCATGGCTCTTTTAAGGAAAGTCCCATCAACATATGAACCTTTATCTTCTTCTAAAATTACTATTTTTCCATTAAACATTATTACATTATCAACATTAACTTCACTATTTAATACATTTTTATTATTGGCAATGACTAAACCCTTACTTTTATAGTATTTTTTTCTAAACAATTCATACTCCTCACCGACAATATCTTTTCCTGCTTTTTTATTATCTATTCTCCATTTTAAATAAACATTTGAATAATATTCATTAAATAATGATTTTATTAAATTTAAATTATTTTTTTTCATAATAAATCTCTTAATTGTCTTTGTAACGTAAAATACTTAACTCTCCATTCATTAGCCTCATCCATATACTTTTTCATCATAATACCATCATTATAACGAAGATGCTCAATACGTTCAATAACTTCGTGAGGTAGTTCAAACTCTCTTAAATTCCTTTCCCAATGAGAGCTTAAAGGTAGTCGCTCATCTAAAATGTTATCCATATTACCGATATTTGTTGTATAGTTCTTCAATTATGTTTATCTCATTCACATCCATTTGATAATACTTTTGCGACAATAAAGATAACATTTCACCAAATTCAATTTCTCGAGCGGTCATTCGGTCAGGAGATGGTGTAACTGAGGATGTTTTAATATGACCATCTTCAATTAATGCTTGAACCAATTCTCTTATTTCTCTTGGGCTACAGGAACTAACAAACTCGTTAACTTCAATGTCTACATCGACATCCGCTTCAACATAGGTATATACTGTTGGCATTATATAATAATTTTAAAATTTAGTACTGAGAGCGGGACTCGAACCCGCACAGCTGCAATAGCCAAGGGATTTTCTTACCACTATAGTTTTCACTACCATTTCTGTTTGTGGTCTGGACTATACCTTCACCATATCTTACGATTTAGGTGCTCCGTGTCTAGTCTCTACACCTTCCTTTTCAGGCTTGGCTCGGGGTTCCCATTTTACAGGGTTCACCGAATTTACGGAGTTCTACTCAAAGGGTTTCCCCTTTGGCACTCATGTTTGTAAACTTTTACCATTCCTCAATTCTTCTCTCTTGCAATAGTTGTGTGTTTGTGAATGACAGTTTGGACATAACAACTGAAGATTTTCTAATCTATTATCAGTTGGGTTTCCATTTTTATGGTGGAGTTCTATAACCAATCTACCACCTAACCATTCATCAATACCACACCTTTCACATTTATAATCTCTCAAACCATTGTTAAGTAATCTAGATTTCACTTTGGACGAGGGGATTTTTTTATCTCCCTTTACAAAGTATTCGTCTAGTGGCTTACCATTTTTATTAAAAGAAGGATGTTCTTTTTTGTTCCATCCCATTCCAAAAAAATGGGATGTGTCAACTTCAAATTCTTCACATCTTTTTTGTATGTTTGAGTAATTACCCCCCGTTTCTTTAAGACCAAACTCAAGAATCATCTGTCTAAATGAAAAACATTTATTAGCGACCTCCTGAAGTTTTTCTTTTGTGTATTTTCTATTCATAATAAAGTGTTTTATTATAAATATCAAATACTTTTCAAAACGGAAGAGATAAGGTTAAAAAACTTTGTGTTTACCTTAAAAGTCCCTCATGTCTACCGATTCCATCATCTCAGCAATTCAAATAACTTCTACAAATATACTACAAAATCAGTAATATCAACACAACTTTATCAAGTTTAAAGAAATAAACTAATTTATTTTTTGGTTAATTTTAAAGATGGCATTCCTGAGAATGAAAATTCTGTTATGTCATAATTTTTAAATTTATCAAAAATCTGATTTAATAAACTAGGTCCTGTCCTAAATTTATTGTTTTTATCATCGTCAGAATATGGCCAAATTTCACACGTAATTAACTTAAAATTATATTTGTCAATATCTAAGGATAATAGTACTTCATAGTCAAGACCCTCAATATCTATGTGTAATTCATCTATTTCACGGATATCTAAATCATTAATAATTTCATTTATAGTATTCGCCTTTACTTTTATTTTATCAGTTAACCAATAAGAATTTCTATTAACTAAACTAGATAACCCATCGTTTGAGGTAAAATACAAATCAACATAATCTGAATCTTTAACCGGTACTATAGCATTATTTATATAAATTATATCGTGTTTATTTTCTAAGTTACTGTAATTTTCTTTTAACTTAGGTATTAAGTTTTGATTAGCTTCTATTAATACTATTTTAGATTTTTCTTCTATTTTATTACAAATTTCTTGGAAGTCATCGTTACCTACGTTAGACCCTAATTGAATTAATGTTTTCATAATTTTTAATATAACATAAATATAAGTTAAAAACCTCAAATAAACAACTTACAAACCAAAATAATTAGATTTAAAGTTATGATAGTGATACCGAAGACTACCGCAAAACGATACATAAATTCTTCGAAAGGTGTGTTGTTATTGTATTTCATTTTATATTAGTTTTTCAAATGGGAAGAAGGTTTCCCCTCTTCCCATTTTATTTTTTTACTTAACGATTTTTGTAACCCCATTAAAGTTTTCAGCTTCTACTTGGAGAAGGTAAATACCTGATGAAAGATTACGGGTGTCGATATCGATTGACCCATTGAAGTTTTGAGAATATACAACTTGGCCTGAAGGTGTAAAAATCTGAACATTTGAATCACCTGCTGATGGAATGTTAATATTTTCCGTTACAGGGTTTTGAATATTCAATTTCATAGTTTCAGTGGTTAATACAGAACTTGGTAGTTGTGGTATCAACACTGCGTCAATTACGTGAACCACTCCATTGTCTGCTAAAATGTCAGCAACAACAACCATTGCATTATTAATCATTACGCCATTCGTATCAATTGTAACCGTAATATCTTCACCAAGCAAGGTGGTGATAGTTTGACCGTCACTCAAATCTGTTGAAAGGGCTTGAGCTCCAACTACGTGATACAATAGAATCTGAGCAAGTGTACCAGTTGGGTCCGCTAATAGGGTTTCAATTGTACCAGAAGGAAGTGCTGCGAATGCTGCGTCTGTCGGTGCAAATACTGTGAATGGACCAGGTCCTGATAAATCATCGGCAAGTTCTGCAGCGATTACAGCGGCTTCCAATGTGTCGTGGTCCGCACTGTTAACAATAATGTCAACTACCGAATTTTGAGCAAAAGAAACCAAGCTCAAAATGGTTAGGATAAAAGAAAATAAAATTTTTTTCATAAAAAAGAAAAACGTGTTTAAATTTTAGTACAATTATTTATTTCACAAGAAGCTGTACTTATACCTCAAGTGATTTTTTTTAAGTAGTCAAGGAAGGATTCGAACCTCCACGGGCTGCCATTATAGTGACCACACGCATTGTGCTTTTTTACCCCTAGTGCTATAACCATCTAGTACGTCTACCTTGAGAGTATGTTTCCGGAGACTCTCAGTATTCCGCCACTTGACTATGATTTCAAAAACTCCTTATAAATCTCCTCCGTTGTAAAACATTCAGTCATCTCTTCTGAAGTTTTTGGATATCTTTTCTTCCAATTATTCTCACCACATGGTTCATAATTTTGTGGTATCCACTCACCAAATCTTATTGTATGTACTCTATTCATGTCTGTATTCTCTTCCATAATATGATATTTATAATAATAAATAAATCTTTAAACAAAGTCAAATGGTACAAACAGAACAAGTTAAAGGTCTTTTGAGGCACTTTTTAACTTTCATAGGTGGTATTTTAGTTGCTAAAGGTTTAGCAACGGAGGGTCAGATTATGGATATAATAGGTATGATTATTACTTTCGTCGGAACAATCTGGTCTGTAATCTCAAAAAAAGTTTAATTACGGTTTAACCTAATTTTAAAGGTGGGGTGTCCGTATCGACACCCCACTTTGTTTTAATTAGATGAATGTCTCAGCAAGTTCCCACAACTTTTGGTTAATCATGGTGTCCATGTTAAGTGAAGTAATTGGTTTCACTGTACGAACATTACGACCTTGCTGTTTAACAAATCCCCCGCGAATCAACTTCTCTTGTACTACATTGAAGGTGCTCCACAGGTTACTTTCAGTATCACCGTCACGGAGAGGGTTGATGATTGTCTCAAGTGTTAGAGTTGAGATGTCCTCTGTGTTTTTCCAACGGATACCAAGAGCCTTGGTTGCGAAGTCAATCTTCTTCTCTGTGTCCATTTTCACATCCATCATTCGGTTCACTGAACGCTCAATGATTGGTGATATCTGAATGAACTTCTCTGTGATTTGGTTAACCTCATCCATCTGAATGTTCATGTGACGCTGGTTAATATTAACCAATTCTTGTATCGGTACCACAAGACCGTTTGAACATACAAGTCGGTACAGTCCTGCTCCTACTTGGAGTTTGGTACTACCATCGTGAGAGTTGGTGATGATTGCCTCAAGTAGAGAGTCACCTACCTTTGGGAGTTCTGAGTTACGTAGGCGAACTGAGTGTTTACCGTATACACCTGAACCTACTTGCTTTGCACTTGCCACTTCCCAACCTGCTTGCATAAATTGATTTACTACATCAATGGTTGGTACTACTGTGTACTTGTCAGAAAGCTTCTGAGCTTTTTGAGTGTTGAATACTGAAGGGACTACTGATTGAAGTTCTTGGATTGTCATCATGGGGTTTATTGTTTTTAATTGTGATACAAATATACGGTAACATTCTCGTTCTGCCAAATTTATTTTTAGATTTTTAATAAAAAACCCCCTACATGAGGGGGTCTTTAAATTGTTAATAAGTTGTTAATAACTAACTTTATTGTTTTTTAAATAATTTTGTACACATACACCCATTGAAGTAAAAAGAAAAATACTTTTTTCCATACAATTTTTAGTACACTCGAAAACATCATCGGGATTTGGAATTTTTCCGGTCATCATTGAAATTATAGTGCTTTGACAACCTGGTAATGTCATAGCGGTTTGTATGGCTGAGCAACTTGTTAATTCTTTTGGAATTTCCATTTCAGGTTGCGACTGTTCATTCAATACTCTTTTAACTATTCTAGTTAAGTCTGATTCTGTAAGTCTGATTACTTTTTTCATTTTCTTTAGTTTTATAAAAATAAATATCTTACAAAATAAAAAAACCCGACGAAGCGGGTTAAAATTTAATTTTTTTTAATTACTTTGCTTCAACTTCTTCGAAGTCAACATTTGTAACCTCACGGTCCTCAGTTACTTCTTCAGTTTGAGCCGATTCTTGGGATTCAGTGTACAATCTCATCGATACTGCTTGGAAACTTTCATTAACTTTTTCCATAGTCTCTTTGATTTTTTCCACGTCTTTAGAAGAATGAGCACCTTTCAACTCTGCAAGTTCGGAAGTAATGTTTGTTTTTTCTTCCTCAGTCATTTTCTCTTCCATTTCTTTCATTGATTTCTCAATGTTAAAGATTGTTGAGTCAGCCTGATTAATTGTTTCAACATCTTCTTTTGCTTTCTTGTCAGCGTCAGCGTTCATTTCAGCTTCTTGTTTCATACGTTCAATTTCTTCTTTTGAAAGCCCTGACGAAGATTCGATTCGAATTGATTGTTGTTTGTTGGTTGCCTTGTCCATTGCCGATACATTAATGATACCGTTTGCATCAATGTCAAAGGTTACTTCAATCTGAGGAATACCTCTCATAGCTGGTGGAATACTATCCAACATAAATCTTCCAATTGAACGGTTGTCTTTTGCCATTGAACGCTCTCCTTGGAGTACGTGGATTTCAACCGATGGTTGATTGTCAACTGCGGTTGAGAACACTTGTGACTGCTTGGTTGGAATTGTGGTATTAGCATTGATGAGTTTTGTAAATACTCCGCCCATTGTTTCAATACCAAGTGAAAGTGGTGTTACATCCAAAAGAAGAACATCTTTCACATCTCCACCGAGTACTCCACCTTGTATTGCAGCTCCGAGAGCAACAACTTCATCAGGGTTTACACCTTTGGATGGGTCCTTACCAAAGAACTTCTTAACTGCTTCTTGTATTGCTGGAATTCTCGTTGAGCCTCCAACTAAGATTATTTCATCAATGTCAGAAGTATTGAGTCCAGCATTTTTCAATGCTGTTTTACAAGGAGCAATTGTTCTTTGTACAAGACTGTCAACAAGTTGTTCGAACTTAGCCTTAGTCAAGTTACGAACCAAGTGTTTTGGAATACCATCCACTGGCATAATGTAAGGGAGGTTAATCTCAGTTGATGGTGAAGATGACAACTCAATTTTAGCCTTTTCAGCTCCCTCGCGAAGACGCTGAAGAGCCATTGGGTCTTGAGTCAAATCCAAACCATTTTCATCTTTAAACTCACTTACAAGCCAGTCAATGATTGCTTGGTCGAAGTCGTCACCACCGAGGTGAGTATCACCATCAGTTGACAACACTTCAAATACACCATCACCGAGTTCAAGTACTGATACATCGTGAGTACCACCACCACAGTCGAACACTACAATCTTCATGTCTTGAGTCTTCTTGTCAAGACCGTAGGCAAGTGCTGCAGCGGTTGGTTCATTAATGATACGCTTTACAGTAAGACCTGCAATTTCACCCGCTTCTTTTGTCGCCTGACGCTGAGCGTCGTTGAAATACGCCGGTACTGTAATTACCGCTTCTGTTACTTCCTCTCCGAGGTAGTCCTCTGCGGTTTGTTTCATCTTCTGAAGTACCATCGCAGAAATTTCTTGCGGTGAATACTTTTTATCGTTGATTTGAACTCGTGGTGTTCCACCGTCACCCTTCACAACTTTGTAAGGAACTCGCTTACCTTCTTTTTTAGTTTCATCATAAGTTGCCCCCATGAAACGCTTTATGGAGTGTACGGTTTTGTCGGGGTTTGTAACCGCCTGACGCTTTGCCGGGTCTCCTACTTTTCTTTCACCATCATTTGTAAACCCAATGATTGATGGTGTTGTTCTTTTACCCTCGCTGTTTGTGATAACGATGGGTTCTCCATTTTCCATAACTGCCACACACGAATTTGTTGTGCCTAAATCCACGCCTATAATTTTTCCCATAAATTTTAAATAATTTTTTTTAAATATAAAAGTTTATTTTAATGGAATCAAGTTCCGTGTTCCAAAAAGTTAAAAAATATGCCAAATGTTAATAACTGACAAAATGTCAGATAATTTTTTTAAATACTGACAATAATTGTAACAAATATTATTTGGCCAGTCAAGATATTTATCGTATATTTGTATTCTAATAAAAGATATATGACAAACTTCTCAGTTAAAAATAGATACACCAAAGAGATGTCGGACAAATTTTTGTCTGAATACAAATCTTCAGGTAAGTGCTCAGTTGAGAATCCTGACTTCTTAGGTAGTTGGAATTGGAAGAAGTATGGTACTGAGGAATACAAAACAGCCTTCAGTAAAAAATGCAATTAAGAGAAAGAATAAAACAAATTTTAAGGGAGATTGATTTTTCGGTAGACCCTGAAGAATTTGGTTGGAGATACGTTCAATCAAAGGACCCCAAGTCTTCTGAAAAATTTACTAAGAGACACATCTATACATTTAAAACTCCTAAGTTTAAGTATGTTGTATATTCGGATGAATATGATTATCAACTTTTTATAATCTCATTCTTTCCAAAATTACAAGATGATTTCTTTGTTAAGCAACAAAAACTTGCAAGTGCCGGTCAAAAACATTATGATGAATATAGTTTTCAGACAAAGGAACAAATACCACTGAAAGTTTTCGGATTACTACAAAATTACATTAAACAAATTCTTTCAGAAAAACCTAACGCTTCTTTTGGTTACTTTGGAGCCGCCGACTTTAAACAGTTAGGAGATGCTGACTTATTTAACACTAAGAGAGTCAGAATTTATAATGAAATGTTGAATAAAGAATTTGGTTCAACTCACGAATTAATTAGTGATGAAAGATTTAGTGGTTCTTTATTCTTAAATAAAGAAGTTCTTGCTGAATATCCTGAGATTGTTGATTATGGGAGAGATGTATTAATATCTCATTTATAAAAAACCCGTCGGTTAGACGGGTTTCAAATTAAATAAACTCCAATTTATTCGTTACAGGGTCCCATTCTACCGTTAGTGGTTTTTGGGTGTATTGATACCGTTCGTCTAATACCGAGGCATTGATGAAGTGAGTATCTCCGTCAAAAACATAACCATACCCTGAGTGTATATGTCCGCAAACATGAATTTTGGGTTTAATTGTTTTAATTCTCTTTGTTAGTAATTCACATCCTAGATTATCATGCTGACCCATAATTGTATCCAAGATACCAAATGCCGGTCCGTGAGTAATTAATATGTCAGTATCTTCAGGAATGTCATTCCACTTTTGTTCAAGTTCCAATCCATTCTTTGGTAGGTTAAAAGCCCAATTATGAAATTCAGGTTGCCAAGGACTACCATAAATGTTGGCAATCTCAATATTTTCTGAAGCAAAATGTAAAATGCTGTCTTGGAGATATGTAATCCACTCGTATGAATTAACAATTTCCATAGTTTCTTCTGGTCGTTTCTCAAATCCAAAGTCGTGATTACCAGCGATGAAGACAACCGCAGAATAATTAGTCAAACTATCAAACCACTTACAGAATTGTTGGATTTCATGCTTATAACCCATTGATGAGATATCACCAGCGTGAATCAATAGGTCGCCTCCTGGCAAGTCTTCAGTAATTTGCTTGTGTTTGTTGTGTGAATCTGATATGAAAGTGATTTTCATACCACAAAGATAGTAAATTAAAGTGAACTAACCAAGTCTTTAAACTTTTCTTTGTTGTTCTTTATCCACTTTAAAATATCAGGGCGAATTTTATTTGAGAACGGTCCAAATATTTGAGCAACTACTAACTCCTCTTGGTCGACATTTAAAAAATCATCGTATTCTTTCTGTGAAATTTTAGGAATTATGATGTCAAAAGTAATACCCTCACTCCTAACAGCTGAACTTTTTATTCTAAGTTGATTTCCACCTTTTTGTTTTGGGGCAGAGCAATTATTTGCATCTGAAAATATGTTGATGAAATTTTCTTTTGTAAAATAATAACTTCTTACCCTATCAATTATTTTTGTTGAGATACAAACAATGTCAGCAGTCATACCAGCTAAAACATTTTTTTTAATCTCAGTTAGCTCATCATCATTAATTAAAAATATGTTTGATTCACCATACTTTTCTGTTATATTTTTAACGATTGCATTTACCTCAGGTCCAAGTGCAGTCAATATTTGTTTGTATCCACCAATTACTGGACTCTCTCCATCATCTTCAACATATTTTTGTTCAACTGTACCAGGTGCAACCGAATAATCCCAACTTCCTGCTTGGGTTGTATTTAACTTACCTTCAAAAAGTCCACACATTAATCCCTCAATAGCATGACCTCTGATTTCCTTAAACTTAACAATCCTGTTAATATAATCTTTCATTCTCATCTTATTAACAGTATCAAGCTGGTTTAAATCAACATCTTTACCAAATTCAAATGAAACATCATGAGTTCTTAGTATTCTTTGGATAACCTCAGAAGCCTCTTGTTTAATAATAGGAATTGGGTTATATAAATAAAATTTAGTACTTTCTTCTTTAAGTATTTTTTTCATTTTCCAATAACAATCTCGTTATAATTAAGAGTTTCCATTCCCTTCATATCATCAGTTAGTTCATCATACATATAAGCCTTAACAACACTTGTTAATGATTGTTCAGCTTGGGCAATTTTTGACTCCATCCAGTCGTCGAGTTCTTCGTTGTCTTCCATAATCTCCCACATCTTTTGAGCAAGTGTTGCAATAATGAAAAGTTGTTGCTTAGCCATATAATTTCCATCCTTACCTTCAATAACTTCAGATTCCTTTAATTGGGATTCCAATTTTTTTAACTGAGTTTCTGTTAATATAACTTTAGCCATAGTTTTTTTATTATAAATACCTTTAGAAAACAAAAAAATAGGGCTTTCACCCTATTTTTGAGCCCAACCACCGGATTGGTCCACCACTTTGTGATACAAAGATTTTAAACTGAAAGTTTTGCAAGAACTTGTTCAGTGTGAGTTACCTTGTTTGAGGTAGTAAAAATTAAACATTCCTTCAAAATGTTTGCCGGAATCTGAATCAAAGTGTCCGTAACATTGAAGTGATGGAACTTTCGACCCGAATCAATATCAGTTTGAACCATGTTCAAAAAGAGTTTAAGTTGTGTTGCATCAGTAAATGTTTCAGAAACTATTTTACCGTATTCAGGATGTATTATATTTAGAACTGTTACTTTCATAATACAAATATACGATAAAAATATCAATCTACCAAATTATTTCTCCACCTTAATAATAAAATTTGTCTTACTTTTTGAAAAATCTTCTTCCATTATTTCATTCCAAGTAAGTTCATTTAAAAAATTTTGAAAATCTTTGTCTTTAATTTTTTTCATATACTTGAGTAGGTCCTGTTCCGTCGCATCAGGATTTATCTCAAGGAACTGCTTGATAAGTGGAAACTTCTCTAAATCAATCGATTGAAGTTCTCTAACTCCTTTGTAGTAGTGCGATTCTACCACGCCAATTTTAATTTCCATATCCATATTTTCTTATTCTATAAATATTTTAAAAATAAGATAATTGCATACATAAAATATTAAAGTGTCGTTAATAAATAAAAAAAGGTGGATTTCTCCACCTGTGATTTGTTGCAACTGAAGGATTCGAACCTCCGACCTTCAGGTTATGAGCCTGACGAGCTGGCCTCTGCTCTAAGTTGCGATGTAAGAGTTAAACGAAGCCTGAGATTATAGCTTTGATTGAGAACCTTTTGAAGGATTATTGTTTCCCTTCGTATCCACTTCCTTTTGAGAAGTATTTCTCAGTCACGGTCTTTTAGGTTTACCACTCCTTGAGGTTTAAGTTACTCTCTTATTACTTGACTCTTTCCGAGGTTGCCACCCCAGTTCATCCTTGCGGGATTAAAGGTCTTTCGTAAAACTACAGTTAGACTTGGGGTCTTTCTGTGCCACGGACAACCCGTGACTATGTAGTGACCTTTCACTCAAACCTGATGGACACTTTTCCTTTAATTATTGTTCATAATTTTAGATTGTGTCGTGGATGTGTCAGAGTAGTGGTCCACCGTAAGCTCCGTCTCCTTTTGGGCGACGAAATACTAAACTACTCCGTGAGATATCCCTATCTCCATACTTTCAGTTTACTTCATAAAGAGACCTTGGTAGGTCATCTTTAGGGGTAGTAGCGACACCACTCGTTCTCTACCTTACCTTTCGGTTTTAAGTACCCTTCGGTATTGGAATCCGCAATTGTGTAGTTGGAGCTACGTTTCTTACTTGATTCCTATGGGTTATTCTTGTTGGTGTTCCCACCTCAACTTGACAATCCACTTTGCCAAGTCACCTGACCACTTTCCCTACAGTGTTACCCTCGGTACTAAAGGTCTTGTGATATCCCACTTGTGTACTCGAGTTCCTTTCGAAACCGCAACCTCCTCAACACGAGGGAGGTCACTTTATCCTACTTTCGTAGTTTATTTAAGGACCATACACGGCCCATTATCGTTTATCAGTTATCATCACCCGATGGTTACTTTCACTGAATGGATAATCTTACTTTTCAAAGAACTTTTCGGTCATTCCCGAATTGTTTTACAAATTTAAGTCAAATTTTTCGTTCTGTCAAATTTTTCTTAAACTTTTTTTTAAGATTCGAGACTTGTATCTTAATCGTTGTCCGTCTCAAATCCTTTACAAATATATGGTTATTTTTTCAATCTACCAAATTTATTTGTATTTTTTTTTAGATTTAACTTTCCGAGTATCTTTCATCACCTGTAGGTGTCAAATCTTTTACAAATGTAAGTATAAATATTTAACTGAACAAGTGAAATCTGATTTTTTTTAAAAAAACTTTAAAAGTACATCTTTTAAAGTTTCACTCATATACCGGTCTTTCATTTCTTCTCTGTTAAAATACCCACATTCAGAGTGTTCGAAACCGTCTACAGCATTTTCAAGGTCTGGTATTATTTTTTTATTAGTCTCATATACAAATAAATGAAGAATACTTTTTATACCTCCAGTCTTATTGTATCTGTTAATTTTACCAATAGAATTTATATCTCCATCAATTTCAACCCCCATCTCTTCAATAAATTCTCTATATGCCGCCTCTTTGGGGTCTTCGCCTTCTTCAATTCCTCCCATCGGGATTGCCCACTTATTTGGCTCTTCATTCTCCTTAGCTCTCTTACATAGAAGACATTTGTCCTTAACTTTGACAATAATACCTGAACTTTCTTTCATTTTAAGTATTTATAAATATGTTTATAACTATAAATGATTCCGTTTTTAAAATCAAAGTATGCAACTCAGAAAAAGAAAAATCTGAGGGTATGATGAGAAAAAAATTTACTGACTTTAGTGGAATGTTATTTTTAATGGGTCATGATATACATTGTTTCTATATGAAAAATTGTATAATACCTTTGGACATAATCTTTATTGACGAAGATTTAACAATTTCATCAATATCACATAACTGTCTTCCTTGTGGAAATGAAAATGATTGTGAAAATTATTGCGGATTTGGAAAATATGTCTTAGAAATTGATGGTGGATATTGTAAAGAAAAGAACATCTCAATCGGTGATAGATGTATTTTTACTTTTGATATTTCAAAATAATTTCTTAATTTAACCAAAAAAAAACAAAAACTTTACTAAACAGTGGATATCTACTAATTCTTTGCGTCCTCAATTTTTTGTTGGAGCACCCTAACAAATTCGTTCTGTAACATTTTTAGAAACTTAATGTAGGGAGAATCGTCTTTCTCTGGGTCGTATTTATATTTCCCTTGTGGAGGTCTTTTACTTCTACCAAGAAAGTTTAAACCAGATATATTTGTAATACATTTATGTCCCCCACTATTTGCCTGTATAATATCCCAAGCTTTGACCTCGATACCATCAAGCATCTTCCATTCGTCCTCAGTTAATTCAGACGATGGTTTACTCATTAACTCTCTAATACTCATTAGGTCCTTTACACCTTCATCTTTATTTAAAAACTTATCTCCATAAATTGCGGCAAAATCTTTAAAAGTGAATCCAACTGACTCATCTCCAAATCCTTTAGCACTTTCAGAAATCCATTTAATCGTTGAGAGTGTTACTGTTTTATCTTTCAATCTATCCTCCCATTTACCCAAAACTTCTTGAGCGATTTCTCCAAGATTAACACCTTTCAATTCTCTCTCTTTCTTGAAAGGGTTACAGGATGCTTGTAGAAGTCCAAGAGGCCAAGCAATTACCAAAAAGTCGGCTTCAGGATTATTTTTAAATGGTGTATACCTGTCATATGAACCAGGTTTCATCATGCTACCTCCACCATACTGAACGATAATATTACCCTTAACTTCAGGATAAGATTTCATTTTTTCAATATAGTCTGCTTTATTCTTCTCTAAAGTTTCTTCACCAGGATAACCTTTAAGGTTCATAATTTCTTTAATATTCCTAAACAAGTCAATTAAAGAAGGTTTACTAACCATAACTAACCTCTCTAAAAATTCAGGTTTGTTTTTAAATGCCAAAAGTAGTTTATTTGTAACAAGCCCTAAAAGCATTCTATTGTCGGCAGCAGATTTATCTTTATCGAACTTATAAACATAGTTCATGACTATTTCAGGAGTTATGTCCTTCTTAGCATAGTCCGCTGAATCTACCATAGATATTGTCGCAACATCTTGTGGTGGAAATAAATCTGATTTTGGTATAATTTGAGAAAGAGTTTCAACATTTGACCTTGATTGTCTGAATGACTTTGAACCCGTTTCTTCAGCACCAGCTTGTCTATCGTGGTGGTCAGTATGAATAACGAACATCGGTTTACCATGAGCAAAATCCACAAGAACTGGCATAATATCACCTCTTGCATCTGCTTTTTTTACTGACCACTCTTTATCCCCATATTGAATTACCTCAGAATCAACAACTTCAATACCATTTGATTGGAGATAGTCTCTCATCGCAATTGCAGTTGTTACACCATCTAAGTCCTGATGAAAATAGATTTTAGCCTTTTGGTATCTGTCAGAAAGTTCTTTAATATTTCTAATACCGGATTCAGATATAATTTTTCTCATTTCAGTGTAAGTAGATACTTGAGTTTATTGAACCCATGTAACATTTCATCTCTTAAATTTAAAAGGTCTGAATCTAGTTGTGGGTCAAATACATCAGTAAGTTCAATTAAAAAAATACATACTCCGTCTACAAAATTCTGAACTGATATTTCAGAAATGTCCTGACCTTGTATTGTGTATCCACCCTGATATGATGGTCTTCCGTGTTTACCCATACAGGCTTCAACAAAATCATCAATTAATTCATTTAAATCTTCATATAGATTTCCATAAGCTTGGTGTTTTGCATATGATTTTGTTTGCCAGTGTAAAAATTTAAGCTGTATTTGAGCTTCAACTAATTTTTTAATTATCTCTGAATTTTCCATTATAGACTTTTTTTATAAATACAATCAAAAACAAAAAAAATGGAGGTTATAAACCCCCATCTTCAAATTCAATTTCTTGTTGATTTCTTTGGTCAACAAAAGCTTGTATCCTTTGTCTTGAAATTTCAGTGTAGTTTGGAGATAGTTCAATTCCAATCCACCTTCTATCTAATGTTTCAGCTGCCACACAACTGGTTCCACTTCCATTGAAGGGGTCTAACACAATATCATTCTTGTATGACAATATCTTAATAGCCTTTGTTGGAATGTCCATTGAGAAAGTTGCCTTGGTCATTGGTCTTGAGTCATTCAAGTATTTCCATTGACCAAAAACTAGTTCCATAAACTCTTTCTTGTCTTCTTCTTGATAAACTACTTTGGTTTTAAAAGTTCCGTCCTCCTGTTCTATTTGAGTTGGAACTCCCTTCCATTGTGGTTGACCTTTAACTTTCTTGATGTGGTGTTTCTTGTAGGCAAGAATTACACATTCCTTCGGGTTATAAATATATGGCGAGCTACAACTCATCCAACTCCCCCAAGCGGTTGTCTTACTGCGATGTGGACTATCTTCCTCAAGGTCAACAATACCAAAGAATTTAAAACCAATTTGTTTCATTACCTGATAAAATTCGGAAACGAAAAAAACTCTACCTCCCCTATCTTGGACATTCACTTCCAATGGTATATTTATTGCAACCCTACCGTCATCTTTAAGAACTCTATAAACTCCTGTTAACCATTTTTCAGTCCAAATCCAATATTCTTTCATTTGAATATCGTCAATATGTGTGTCATAACTTATTCCTACATTGTAGGGTGGGCTAGTCACCACTAAATCAATTGAGTTTTCAGGAAATGTTTTGAGAACCTCTACACAATCTCCATTTATTATTTTTCCTGTTTCTATCATAAATTGTCAAATTTTATTTTTTTTCTTTCTAAATAAAAATTATTCGTAGAGTAAAAATAATCTTTAATTTTGAGTAAATCAATTTTATTACATATTTGTAATCTGAAAAAAGTATTATACTTATACTTACTAATTGAATTCAATCCGATATCTAACAATTCTTTTTTTGTTCTATCTAAAAAATTTTCGGACCCTGATGTAAAAGTTACAGAGTAATAAGTATGTCCTTTAACTTTTTTTTGTGTAATACACCCATCACCGTCAAAATAACCTAATATAAAAGACGGTATTAAATTATCATTAATTATAGGGAATATAATAGAATTTGTTTTGTTTTGTCCACATCCTAATTTAATTAAATCCTCAACAATTTTTTTTGAATTTATTAATAAAACTTTGCATGTTGATTGGTAATTTTTACCATTTTTACCTATAAATTTTGATGTTTCAGTTCTTAATTCTTTCTGATTACTTCCGATGTGATTTAAAAAAGCAAACAAATGATTTTCATCTAAATTAGAAAGTTTTATTTTTAAAACATATCCGCTTTTAATATTTCTCACACAACCATCAGCAAATAAAAACCCCAACCAGTACGCCTTCAAATTTGAGTCAATTTTTTCAAAAAAACTCTCATTATAATAAAATTTTCTACGTCCCCTAACTTCAATCTTATTATCTTTCAACGTATCAGAAATCTTCCTAGTGTTGACCGCATATTTAACAGATAATTTTGGTATTGAGTCTCCCTTAATGTAATCAGAAACAATATTACCAATAACCTCAGTGTCCAAAATTATTTTTTTCATATGATATTTTATTTATAAATATCATAAAGTGTATATTTGTCGCAATTATCATAACTGATTCTTTTCTAATTTTTCAATCATCTTGTCTATTAATAATATGTTTTCTCCACCATTTTCCAAAACTATTTTTTGGTTTATCAGGTATAAGTCCGTCAAAACAAAAAATACTTAAAACAAGTATAGTAAAAAATAGGTAAATTTTCCAAAACATTTTATTTCTCTAAATTTTTAATTTTTCTATCCAAATACCAAAAAGCTTTCTTTAGGTCTTGGAGTTCTTTATCAGAGTCTTTCTTACCAGCTCTTGCAACATATTTAACTACATTGAATAGGTATGCATCCTTATCAAGACCCCAGGCCTCACATACTTTTACAACTTCATATGTGTTTTCTTCACCACCATAATGCTGAGGGTGATTTACCATTTCTTTTTTTTCCATTCTTATCAGATTAAAAAGGTAACTTGGCGTGCTCTTGGATTCATTTACACCATATGTAGCTTTAGCCTCCAAATTACCTATTTAGATTTTACAACATAATATCCTTTTCCGTATTTACTTTCTTCAAGTAAATTTTCATCAATCATTTCATTAATTACTTTCTCAGTCTCAAACATTGATGACTTTAATAAATATTTACTGATGTATGAAATATGAACCGGCCTTCTGAGTTTAGCTAATAGGGTTTGTTTTAAGGAATTCATCTTTAAGTTTTTCAAATTCTAATTTAATTTCATCGTCTTCAAAAATCAAAGAGTCAGCTCTAAGATAAAGTTCAATTATTGCCGGATGTGATGTTACCTCCTCAATCACTGATTTTCCTACTATTCTTTTGTTAAAACCCATTTTTTTTATTTTTTTTTAAATTTTTAATTACATTCTTTTGGATAATATGATTCAACACTTTTCTTTTAAAAGCCGGTATCAAAGATGTCTCCATTGGAAAGTCCATTGTTGTTTGTAGTTCAAATATAGGTAATTTTTTTGATTTGTCCAACTCATAGATGATATCTTCTAAATTTAATTCAATTCTTTGTGGTTTCATTTTGATGATATTCATCTTCGTATCAATGGTGAGTCTATCTCTTTTTTCAATTTGATACTTCCAAAGATGCCTTTCATTATCTTTCACATAATAAAAATACCCAATCATTTCATTCAGATTGTCCGCATTTTTTATTGGATTAATTGAAATTGAATCATAAACTATTGTCCATACGGCTTTTACAATGTTAAAATAATCTAACACTTTTTGACCGGCATATTTTATGATTTCATTAAACTCGTTAAAGTCGTTTTCGTCAGTTATTGGTACTGGAACAAATTTTAAATCTGAAAGAAGAATCTCATCATCCAAATTTTTTATTTTTTTTTCAATTTGGATTGTTTTAAAATCACTAGATATCGATTGTAGGTTGGCTAAATGTACGGAAAGTTCTGTATAAACTGGATAAATTTCAAATTTATCTATTTTCCTATCGCAATACTTTAAAAAATCTAAAAGAACATATTGTTTATGCTCCAAATCAATCGGTTCAGAATATGACCAATCTAAATTTAATTTAAATAAAGATTTTTCTTTTTTTGATTTATTTGTCGCAATTTCATCCATTTTACCCATCTAATTTCATGATGTAATAATCTTGATTATCCAAATATTCAACATCATATTCTCCATCATACCCATTCATCGGACCATATCCGTCACTATTAGCAAGATAGTCTATAAACTCATCTTTGTCAACATAATCGGTAACATCATATCCTCTATCATTAATATATTGTAATGGGTCTTCTTTAGCATCATTAGCATATTGCTCAATCTTTTCCTCAATATCTTCTTCCTTAACTTCTCCATCAGGAGAATCTTCTATCTCATCTATTTCATCATCTATTTCTTGAATTCTATTTGTGATTTCTTCATGTCCTTCATCTTCAGGTTCTAAATCATCTAATCTAACTTCAAGTTCATCTTTTTCTTTTTTTAATTTTGTAATTTCTTCAACCTGACTTCGACTTAACTCCCTGTTAGATTCATCAAAATATGAATCAAGATTATCTCTTATATCAGTATCATATTCACTATAAGCATCATCATATATTCTATCTGTATCAAGAAAATCTTCAAGTGTTCCTCTTCTGAATCCTTCATATTGATTTTCATTTATAAAATTTTCCCAGTATTCTCTAATTGCGTTATCAAATTCTATTTCCGTACCAACCGCAAATGTACCGACATCAGAATCTTCAGTTACAACTTCAAATTGTTGAATTCCGTAGAGAGTGTATCTAGATGGAATTAAATTATAAACATCAATTTTTTTACTTTTTAAATCAAAAACTCTACTTTCTATTTCTTCAATCTCATTGGCAATTTCTTGAGTTTCATTTTCCTCATATTGAGCTTCGAGTTGTGATTGTCTGGCTTCTAAATTTTTTAATTCTTCTTCTTCCTCATCATTTAAAACTTGAATTTCGTCACTTTTAACTAAATGATTAAATAAAGCATTTGTTAATTTCGCCATTCTACTATCAGGATTTACCTCTAAATCCCATTCACCATCTTGTCTTCTACTATCAGCGTCGCCCAGCTTTCTCTGCCTCTCCATTCTCAATCTTATTCTGTAAGCAAGGGAATTATAATCATTAACATATCTTGACTTTACATTATCATATTTTTTTATTGGTGTATTGGAAATAACCAAAGTATTTGTAACCTCTTCAAGTTTACTGAGGTCAGATACCTTAGTTCCTGAAATATCAAATCTACCTACCACTATAGCTAAATTACCTAAAGAATTAAGGTTTTCGACATCACTTAAATCCAAATCACCTATTACTTTAATCTTTTTACCACCAAATCTTTTCATCTTAGAAACAACATTCAAATTATAAGATGCAAGTTTAGCAAGGTCCTTAAATTCTTGAGCACTTATTTCAGCATAATCTTCAGATTCAGATTGTTCAATTATGATTTTTTTAATTAATGATTTAAAAGTGTGCCTCATTACCACATATTTTATCTATAAATATAATAAGAAACCATTACTATTTCCTTTTGTAATCAATTATAGAATATTTATAATTAATAAACCATTTAATTTTTTGCAATATGGGATGTGGATGTAAAAATAATCAACAGGCTGCTCAACAACAGCAGCAGCAGTTAGATGCCGCAAAACAACAGCAAACTGAAGCAGTTACTAATGCTGTTAAACAGACTATCGAAAAGTATTACCAAAAACCAAAAGGCGAATAACCTTTTGTATATTTCGACTAGTCATCAATTAAAGGGGAAATTATTTTCCCCTTTTTTTTATATTTATAGGTAATAAACCATTAACAAAAAATAGTACTATGAAAAAAGGTGGTGGTTGCGGTTGCGGAAAGTAATTTCGCCCCGTAAAAATTAAACTGAAAATAAAGGGGGAATTATTTCCCCCTTTTTTAATATTTATTGATATGGATTTGAAAAAGAGTAATCTTAAAAAAACAATTATTAGAGTTTTACGTGAAGAAGAGGAACAGGAAAAAAAACTTTCGCCAAATGATAGGATTCTAAATCTCATAGATAAAATTAATCGTGGTGAGATGGAATTGGAAACAATTGAAAAATTATTTGGTTCATTAGATAGATTTATTTCTATAATTTCTAAAAGAGGATTATTACACGACATTGACCCTTTTAATGATGTATTTCAAGATTTTCAAAATTCATTATTGTATTCCTTCGTTCAGAACGACCCTGATTTTGTTTATACAATTGCAACAACTTTAATGTCAGATATTAGTCAAATTGGTGATGATTATTATTATGATGCCGACTATTCAGAGCTTTCTAGTTTATTTCAGAGTAGAGATTTACGAGAAGAATTTATTGAAAAAATATTAAGTGGTGAATATGACCCTTATGAATATGGTGGATATGATACTGATGATGAATATCGAGATGTCTATGATAATTTAGACCATTATACTAAAAGTGTTGTTGATGAATTTATTGTCAATGAACTAAAAGCTATGGGTACTTTAAAATTTTCTACCCATAAAAGAATACCTGAATTTTTTGGGGAGATTGCCGCAGAACAAGGAACTGAAGAAGAAATTAAATTAACCGACGAGGTTATTGTAACAATAATGAAAGACAAAGATTGTCTCGAATATTTGATTAATAAAGAATTGGATGAGGTAAGAAGTAATTTAAGTTCAATATATTCAAGTTGTTATGGGGATACTTTGTTAATGAGTTGGTATAAACAATTATGGAATGAATTAGAAGGTGAAATTGTCGATAATAAAGAGGGTGATGATTACTCTTATCAGAAGTCTGTTTGGTTAAAGGACGGGACAAGGGGAACCAAAACTGCATATGGTAGAAGATATAAAGTAACCAAATGTTTAAAAGAAATCATAACTAGTTGGTTAGATACTAATAAAAATAAAGATGGTTGGAACAGTAATACAATAGGATATTTTGGAGGTTACACTAATTTGATTAAAGACTCTATGGAATACGGTCCAATGGATTGGATTAGAGTTCCAGGATTAAATGATTATCCAGATTATAAAGAATTAAATTATTGTCTTAATAGAAGTGTTGAAGATTATTTTTAATTTTTATTTATAGTTTGTTTTTTTTAGTTTAAATTTTATTTATGAAAAAATACGAACTTAACTCAAGAAACGGACTTTGTAATTTCTTTGCCGAATATATCTCAACTGAACTTAGCGAGAATGGAAAATATAGTAGTGTTATATCTGTAACCGATTGTGAATCTTTAATTCTTATTAAAGGTTATACCGAGAATGAAAAAATACAAAACATAAAAGATATTATAAATAAATTCATATCTGAACATTCTCAAGAGTTCACATTTATTGATTTAGAGAAAGTAAGTACCATTGATATGGTATCCTTTGGTGAAAAAACAAAATTTAAAAATAAATCATTGAAGTGGAGATTTGAAAAATATGTTCACTTTCCAAATTATACGGTAAACGAGGTTATAACACCAGTGGTTAATTCTGAGTTCCCTTATGGTTTTTCAAAAAATTACTTAAAAAATCTATATCTTTATTTAGAACACATATCTTATAATATACAAGATTACTTTGGGTATAATTTCATCGAGTTTGATGTTGAGGAAGATTCTTTGGGTAACATAGAAATCATTAGTATATTAACTGATTCTTTCTATTCTTCTACAAAATTAAAATCAATAATTTTGGACAATTTTGAAATGAATATATCTGAAATTAATAATTTAATATCATCTCACGATTTTGTGAGAGATATGTTATATGGTATTAATAGTTCTCCCTGGTATGGAGTAAAGGAAAACTCAGAGTTTAGAGTTATTTAAACTCTTTTTGAATACCCAACTACTTGATAGAAATCTTTAGTTCCTTCACAATAACTCTTTACCAAGTTTAGAAGTGACCTGAACATAAATGCCCCCTCGCTTCTTTTCTCACATAGAGAGAATAACTCAATAAAGGTTGTTAGAGTGTTAACACAATAATACCCGTGGCCATTTAGATTTTGATATTTAAGATTCATCTGTTCAGGATAAACCAAAGTATAGTTTAATCTTTGTTCTTGGGTTTCAAATGGGCGTACTTCATCATAGATTTGTATAAGGTCAGTAACATATTCAGAAAGAGTTTCTGAATCATACTCGGCCTTCACAAGTAAATCGACAATCCAATGTGTATGAGATGGAGTGCGTAATCTTTTACCACTTTCTTTATATTTTACCACAAAATCCAAGTCAGGTCTATCCCCTCTTGCTCCTTGGTAAATTGCAACATAAGAATCACCTATTTCCCAGTATTTTACTGGATGAAATCTTTCTCCTTTTTTACTAAACGATAACTCTTTCATTTATAATGTTTATAGCGGTTGTAAAATCTTTGTAATCAATATCGGGGGCAAATAATTCTGAACTACTTGGGTTTTCAACATCAACAATCATAAAGGCCGGAACCAAATCATTTTTAACATTTCTAAATAAATCATATTCTTCTTTATGTTTTTCAATATCTCTATTAATAAATTTGATATTGTTTTCTTTTAATACTTTTTTGAATTCTTGGCAAAAACCACATTCTTTCATTGTGAAAAGGACAACTTTCTTCATTATAAACTTTCCATTAATAGTTTATTCAGTTCAAACTGACTTTTTATACCTGTGGTCGTATTAACCACTTTACCCTCTTTAAATACTTTAATAGTGGGCACCGCTCTAACCCCATGCTTTCTTGAGAAGTCAGCATCCTCTTCAACATCAACTTTATAAAGTGGTAGGTTAGAATCCATCTTTTTCATTTCTTCTGCAAGTACTCGGCAAGGTCCACACCAAGAGGCACTGAAGCTAACAAGCATCGGTTCATTATTATCAATTTTTGATTGTAATTCTTTTACTGATATTTCTTTCATTTTTTTAAACTTTTTAGTAATAGGTTTATTTGTGGTCGGCTCTCATAATTGTAGTATAATTTCATAATATATGAACCATCTTCTTTTCTTTTTAAATAGATATAATAGTCATTTTGAACTGATACAATAAAATCATCTATCACTTGAGTTCCGTCCGATACAATAACATTCTCGTATAAAACAATAATATTTTTTTTCTTAGATAGTGATTCAGGTTCTAATCCATGATTATCTAAGTAAATCATATTACAAAGTCCAGATTTAATAATACTTTCTTTATCAAAACTCAATAAGTCCATATGTTCCAGTATTAATTGATGTTAGTGAAGTAATCTTTCCGTTAATACCCCACATTAAATCAACAGGGGTTCTAGAATTATAATTTATAAACCACATTTTTGGAAGTGTAAAGTTGCCCGAGGAAGACAATTTATTTTCCATAACCTCAATGGCATCTTTCCAATCTTCTGTTGGATTTTCATTAAACCTTGCTCTTGTTTGAGCGTTTTTCCAAATAACTCTTCCACTTTCAGTCTTTTTTGGAATGAATTGCATTGTAAGTCTTTCGTTATTTTCATTCCTCAAAGATATTATCACCGAGACAATATTTCCATTATAGGTTTTCACACAGTTCGACTGATGAGAACTTTCTTCAATGTATTGATTGTTCTTTTGAAATAAAACTGGAGTATACCTGATACCATAAACAAAAAATGGTTGTTGAACATAATTAACAAATGTTTCATCAAACTCTCTTTCATAATGGCCCTGAGTATAGAAGTCATATTTATCTGTAAATTCTATGTGTTCTTTTTTAAAACTTGTAATATCGGTGGCCTTCCATCTTACTTTCTCATGCTTTGTAATTTCCTTGTAAAACCTAATGTGGTCATTAATTGAATGTAATGAACCTCCAAATTCAAAATGGGAAAGAAGTGTCAAATAAAAATTTAATTTTTCTTTTTTGGTCAACCCATTATAAAAATCAATTACACTCTTACCTAAAGAACCGGGATGAACAGTTTTTTTATTTTCAACAAATATTGTTAGTTCACTTTCAGGTCTTTGAATTAAAAAGTCTATTGAAAAAATGTTAACCAAATGTTGCAAGTCATAAAAATCAATCTTGCTTGAATTATGTAAAATCTTTCTAAACTTGTCACCCTTTAACCCGTAGTGTTGCATATAAGTTTCAACCAATCTCATTCCATTCTTTTTGAATAATCTTTGAGGTGGTTTGTTTCCACATTGTTTGAATGCTGAGAAATTATTAGGAAACTTTATACCCTTATTTGTCAAATATTTAAAATATAAATCACCAGTGATGTCAAAATAGTCTTTTCTTTCATCAATACCCATTTTAGAAAAAAACTTTCCATACATTTCATTAACCTTATTAATATCCAAGACCTCAGCTTTGGGGTATTCAGGATTCTCAACTGTTATGGTAAGAGGAATTACTTGACCATAAATTTGGTTTAAACTGTTAAAAAAATGATTACAGTTTATCTTCCTACTTTTTTTTCTTTTATTATACCCTGAAATATATCCGTGATAAATATTTTTAGTTTTCTTATTTAGGGTAATAAAATAGACATCACTCTTCCTTGAAAACCATACCACACCTGGTTTTCTAGTTTTGTTTGTTATGAATAATTTTAGAGCAACTTTATTTTCGTCTTCTTCCAAGCAAATAGTATACCTGCTAATTTCAATACGGCAAAGAGGATTGCCAAAATCTTTTAATTCTTTATTAACATCCAAATATCTTTGCTTAAAAACCCACTCCTTTTGTTTATATATAAGAAAACCATAGTTTAACATTTGGTCCGTGTCAGGGTCCCAGTCATTTTGATTAATAGTCGCCGGCTCCCGTAAGGGACAAGTGTCTTCATATTCGGTCACCCAAATTCTTTCATGCACAATCTTATCAATTGTTTCCATACAGTAAAGATAGTAAAAAATTTGACTAGTTCAAAATAAATTCACCCCATTTTGTCTTATGTATGGGGACCATAACTTCTATTTCCTTGGCCTTCTTTTCTTTACCGTGAAGTTTAACCAAAATGTCAAGAAGTTGTTGCTGAGTCAAAGTTATTTCATCGCCCTTATCAAAATTCTGATAAACAGTGATTCTAACCTCCATAAAGAATTTTTCTTTATTCATTTCTCCAATAAGATTACTTAAATCATTTGGATTTTTTTCAAAAAAATTAATAAAACCCGAAATATAAATTTCGCAATCTACATTGTTTTTCATAATGGCTTAGTTTTGTTTTATTGGTAACAAATATACTAATCACTCGTGTCTAAACCAAAAACCTCCACCTTCATCTGAGAAATTCTTGGTAATTCCTTCAGGAATCTTAATATTTGGGTCACAATCCATAACATTAACAAATGTTAAGTTAGGTAATGATGAAACACTTGCAGGTATCTCTTTAAGTCCTTTATTGTTAGGTAAAGATAAAAATTCTAATTGCTTTAAATCCCCGATTGAATCCGGTAAACTACGAACAATATTGGTTAGCATTAATGTACCTAAATTATTAAATCTTGAGATGCTTGCAGGTATGTCCAAAGCAACTTCTGGTCCATTAGCTGGATTTTCAATAATCAAAATATTTATACTGTCTTTCAAATTATCAATAATTTCATCAATACCATAGAGAGCAATGAATTTTCCAGCTGCTCCGCTTTGTATATTAATATTAACTTTATCTCCCCCTTCACTAGTTAAACCATTTGCAAATTCAGGTTTGAAGAAATCTTTAAGTTCTTTAAGTTTTCCGTTCAATAGGTCAACCAAATTTTGTTGAACATCGTGTCTATCCATAAACTGCTGTTCAGGGAAGTGGAATTGGTATCTTTCAACTGGAAGTCCTGATACTTTTCCTAAATCTGATGATTCATTCGGAAGAATCACATAAAGTGGTCCTTTTGACAAATATCTCTTCCACCACTCAGCTCCAGGTGATGATGTACACCATCTTGATTCTCCCTTGTCAGATTCGTGAGAACCTCCATAGAAACAAGCCGCATCTTTTTGTAATTCAGAAGTTCCTTCAATTTTAATTACAGTCCAATTAGAGCCTCGGAATACAACATTAGCTCCAGGGTGCTCGTAACTCTTTTTAGCCTGTTCTTTCTCAGCTTTAGAAGCTTTAGTTTTATCTAAACTTAAATCTTTAACAAGTTCAAAAACTTGGTCCTTTGTAAGTTTTGCAATATCTCTCTTTTCTTGAGGGAAAGTATTCTTAAATCTTTCGTATTTTTTAAGGTCATCCGTAACCTTATAAAGGTCCTCCATAAACAAACTTTGATAATCCTTAACAGCTTGAGCATAAGCTCTTGGGTCTTCGGGATTAGCCTCGATATTTGCCGGCTTCATAAAGTTCTTAATAAGCCAGTTAGTGTATTTACCAACTTTAACTTTCTCCATATCTTCAACTGATGCACTATCAATATCAAATTCAGCACCTCTTGGTATGATAGTGGTAGGGTCAGCAAAGATTAATGCCTTTAAAGATTCAAAAGGAATCTTCTTCGGGTCTGGTTTAAACTTTCCTTCAGGTGAAGGTTGTTGTACTAAACTGTCATAAAGAACCTTAAATCTTGAATTTTCTAAGATAATAGATTTTAAAATGTTGGTAAATTTCATTTTTAAACTTTTTTATATAAATATATCAATAATTCATAATTAACAACTCCTCCCCCATATTTTGAGTCTGTCCTTTCTTGGCTGCGGCAGCCTTAGCGAACTCCTTCTTTTCCCATCTATATTGGTCTTCAGGAAACCACTCGTGCAAAAGTACGAAATCGTAGTAAGATAAAGAGAACTTTCCTTGAATAGTTATTAACAATTTTGCCAGTCTCTCGTGGTCATCACGGTCAAAATCGTGATTTGAGTAATAATCACCTTCTCCAACTACGAAATAAGGTGGGTCGTTGTAAAAATATGTAGTTGGTGAATCATATTTTCTAATTACTTCTTCAAAATCCATATTTTCAACAAAAGTGATTTTTTCAAACATTTTTTGCCACTCAGGATTTTTTAATTTATTCTTAAAAGATGTAAATTTAGAATGATACTTTCCCTTTAAATCAATAAATTTAGATTTTGCCGGATTTGCCCCTGAAAAAACTTGGGTCAATACGTATACATATTTTGCAGCAACTTCATAATTTGGCTCATCTCCAATATTAAAGTCTTCAGAATAAAGTTCTTTTTGAAAATTATCAAAATTTTCTTTACATATTGGGTTGGTTGGTTGAATATCTTTTTGTTGGACGATTATTTTTTCACATTCTTTTAATAATCTTTGGTGATTACTGATACATCTATATAGATTATAATTTAAAGGATTAAAATCGTTGTAAACAACTGTTTTTAAATTTGGGAAATCTTCCAAATTCATACCAAAAAAAATCCAAAATTGCCCGCTAAAACTCTCAACATAAGTTTCAATATCTTTTGGTATTAATGGGACTATCCACGACTGCATTCTTTTTTTTCCTCCAATGTAACTAATACACATACTATACTATTTCTTTAAATTTTATGAACTTTCTTTCTAATAAAGTTTCAGCCTTGTTGTAAATATAGTCTCTAAATTTCATAACTTCCATTATTTTAGATATTTTGATTACGGAATAATTTTCATATTCATACTCTTTACCATACCCAAAAAACTGAAGTAAGTCTTTGTTAAAATTTTTATTTGAGCAAATTGACACTGAAAAAGAATTAGGTCTGTTTTTAACTTTAGATATACTACCATCTCCATCAAAATAACCTCGTATAAAATGACTAATAAATTCACCTGTTAATTCAGGTAATCTTATTTTTTGTGTCTTATTATTAACACATCCTAATTCAAACAATTTGTTAACCAATAAATTTGAATATACAGTTACTGAACAAAATTTTGATTTATTGTCAATTCCACATTTAATAGGTTTCTCACAATTAATATCTTTTAAAAATTTTTCAATATGACCCTTATCAGTATCTTTAAGTTTCAATTTTAATTCTCCACTTTTACCGTCTTTCATTCTAACATATCCATCAGCATAAAGGAAACCCAACCAATATGCTGATTTTTCATTTAATAAGTCAAAGAAATTTTCATTTAGATTGTATTTTCTCATAATACTCCTTTACCAAATTCTGTATGAACTTGGAAATACTGATATTTTCTATTTTCATTTTATCAAAAAGATACTTGTCAATACTAATACCGTATTTAACCTTCTTATCTTTTTCTTCTTTTTTTGGTCTACCCATATAATATAAATATAATAAAAGTGCGTTAAAAAATAAATAATATAAATAAAAAAAGGACACATATGTGTCCTTTTTATAGTTTATAGTTTTTTTTATTAGAACAATAAGACCAAATTAGCATTTACAGGACGACCTGAAACTGCCGGATTTGTTTGAACAATTGTTTTATAATTTGGATTAACACTAACTGTAAGTTTTGCCTTAATCATAGTTTTTGTTGATAACTCAAGATTTCTCTTGATTGTCAAACCAATATTTGTAAATCCACCCTTTTCTTGAAAGTTAACCATAGATTCCTTTGTCAAGTAACCCGCAAAAAGTTCAGTGTTAAAATTAGGATGATATGTTGCTTGTACGAAGAATGCTCCTTTTATATTATTAGTGTTTTGATAAATAACACGGCTAGCAAACAAATCCATCTTTGAGCTAGCATCTCCCTTATAGTTAAATGTTGCTTCTACAAAGTGATTAGTAGTTTCTTTATTGATATTAAAGAAGTCAGTATCAGATACCAATTCTTGGTTTTGGAAATATACATCTTGAATACCAATCGATGTGTTGTAGATGTTACCTTTAATACTAGTAATCATCTGATTACCGTAACCTGGTCTAAATTGGTTTGCAACTACATAAGTTTGCATTCCCATTGTCAACCATTTAGCGGGTTCATATTCAGCAATCAACATAATACCTGTTTGTTTGCCAACATCTGTACCTCTCCAAAGGTTGGTTGAAGCGACTCCGAAATCAGCGCTGAATGGACTTGTTTTCTTTTTTGGTTTATAGAATAATCCTTTTCCTCTCGTAGTATCAACACCAGTTGTGTCTTTAGTTACTTTAAACTGAGAGAAAGAGATTACGCTAGTTAATACGAATAATGTAAGTAATAAAATCTTTTTCATTTTTGTTTTTTAATTGTTTATTATAATATTAAATATTTCATTGTTGACCATAATTTTTATTTTCAGTATTTATCAAATGGTCAATTTTGATTAAATTTAGATTAATTATAGAATAAAATTACCAATAAATAAAGATATGTCAGAAGAAACACCAAAAGGTACTTGTAAAAAATGTGGTCAAAAAAAAGGAACTTGTAAAACTTGTAATAAAAAAAATCAAGAACCTGAAACAAAGAAAGATGGTAAAACTTGCACTAAGTGTGAAAAGATTCAAAAAGGAATTATGCCTTATGCCGCAGTATCATTATTGATTTCCGCAGTCACCATCTACGGATTATACGCTTTGACAATGATGATTGTTGGATTATTTACCAATTAATTTCTTAATCAGTTCCTCTTTTGTTAAAACATTAGAAGGTCTTTGTACTTTCTTTTGCTCTTGCACTTTTGGTTTCTGAGCTTTTGGTTCTTCTTTTTGTTCAACAACTTGGACTTTCATTTTTGGCTTGTCCTCTTCTTGCTCAGCAATTTGAACTGTAACTTTCTTATTTGTTGCAACAGAAAAGTCAGATGACCATGGTTCAAAATACACATCATCAGCGATAACTTCCAATCTCATATTACCAGTGGTGCCTTCAGATAAGAAATTTTTAGTTTTTGGAATTGTTACCTCACACTCACCATTGCTTTGAATTGAACCTTTAAACATATAGGTCATTTCATCAGATTCAATCACTAATCTAACCTGGGATTTTGCTAGTGATGTTCCTTCAACTTCAATATTACAATTGAATTTATTGGATTTGTCGGTGTATAATTTATAAGCCATATCAATTTATAAATATATTCACTTTTATATTTTTCTGCTCTTTTAGAGAAACTTCTATATCTTTTAATTTAATTTTTACTTTGGTATTTTTGTTTTTATTAGTTTTATTTTCAAATTCTATTTCATCAACATTTAACCTAACAAATAACCCAATTAAAGTTTCTTTATCTTCCTCAGGTAGACCATCTAACCTCTCTCTTATTTTATAAGGAGATATTGAGCCTCCAGCATTTCCAAGAAGTTTTTCAATTACACACCCTTCAGCCCAAGTAAACGGTGTATCTAACCAAGCATAAGGAGCATCATCCCAAGCATAACATATAGTTGCCATTAACTATAAATACCGACTATACCTTACTTGTTCTCATATGTTTTACATGCAATTTAACATAAAAATCACCATTTTCATTTCTATAACCCTTTCCTCTAACTTTTAAAGGATTAGCAGTATCTATTGTTTCAGGTAATTTTATACTTAGTTCTCCATGAGGGTGAGGTACTCTAATTTCATCATTATCAAATTCATCCAATGAAAGATATTTTGTATAAACCAAATCACCTCCTGATTTTTCAAATCCATTTTGAGGTCGAATGATTGTTTTCAAAATTAGGTCACCAAACATACCATTATGAAAATCACCCATACCTTGAGCTTTAATCATTTGACCATCAGATATACCAACAGGTAGGTTAATATCAATAACTTTATCTTCATTAACTTTACCCTCACCAGAGCAAGTATTACATACAGTTTTGAAGGAAAATCCATTACCGTTACATTTTGGACAATGTGATTGCATTACATTTTGGAAAAACCCGTTACCAATTACTTGGGAGATAACCCCACTTCCGCCGCATCCGTTACAGGTAATCCTTTCCCCTCCTTGTCCATTACAGGAATTACAATTAGTTTTCCTTGAGAAATTAAAATATATTTTCTTGCCCATAAATGAGTCAACCGCCCCAATATTTAATTCAATTATTTTATCAGGTGCCTTTCTTTGAGCCCTTCCTCCACCAAACATTGACGCAAAAATATCAAATGGGTCACCTCCTCCGAATGGATTACCGCCCATATTTGCAAATGGATTATTCCTTTGATTATCATACTCAGCTCGTTTTTGTTCATCACCAATAGCCGAATACGCTTCATTTATTTTTTTAAACTCTTCTTCATTACCACCTCTATCAGGATGATGTTCTTTAGATTTATTTCTGAAAGCCTTCTTTATTTCATCTTGTGTAGCATTTTCAGCAACTCCCAAAACATTATAATAATTTTCCAAGTGTATATTATTTTAAATTTTTTATTATTTTAATTATATGAGTGAACCTAACTTTACTGTCATTCTATTTAAAAACAACAAAAAAAGAAAGATTCTAAAAACTTTTGTCCGAGAACAGAAAGCTATTGAATATTACAATAAAAAGTTAAAGGAATCAAGTGAAATTGTATTCAATAAAGAATATGAAAACGGTTCAAGATGTAGTTATAAAATAGCACTAACTTCTAAAACTTGTGAAGTCGAACAATTGTATTATGTAGATGAAATTGGGAGGAATGTATCCATCGACCCCAAAATTTCAGATAATCTTTATATAAAAAAAATAGATATGTTTAACATAGAAGAAAAACTATATGATGTTCAAGAGAATAAAAAAATAACATTCCACAAATTTGTTAAAAAATATCTCGATAAAGATAAAACAATAATGTTATCTAAACTAAATAATAAAGTGGTGGTTCAAGAAGATGATGACTACTCTTTATTCTCTTTAAAAACAGAAGATGATTGTGAAAGATTTTTAAGAATTGTTGAATCTAAAGTAGAAAAGAAAAACTTTATAATTGTTAGGGACTTCACATCTCCTCAGAGAAAATACTTGTATGATTTGTTAGTTGAGAAGGGATATGATATAGATTTCCTATATAGGACTTCTACTACTCATCCAAAAGAAAGATAAAATCAGTTCCTGAGATATCAATTTTGAATTGTTTATTATCTTCAGTGAGTGAGTTTTCAAACTGTAGATACAACTTTTCATATTCTTGTTGTTTAACTTCAAAAATGACTGAGACCTTTCCTTCTATTGTATTTTGGACAGCATCTGTAATCATTGCAAGTTTTGTTAGAAGTTCAACGCTTTTTTGATTCTCTGCCATAATGTTAACTTTTCTTTTACCGGAATGATATCTTTTTTACTCATTCCTTGAAGTTGTTCTAAAATACTATTTTTATGATTCTCAATTTCTTGGAGGTCATTCTTCTTGGACTTCTCCAGCCACCTCGATAGTTTTTGCTCTTCCATTTCTCTTAAAATTAATTTCTCCGTTAGGTTTCAAATCAAACTTCAATGACTTCAAGTTATCTAAAGTTTGTTTTTCAAAAATGTTTTTAAGTTCATCTATTTTGTCTTGTAGAAGTTTTTCTTTCTGTTCCCTTTCCAAATTGAAGTTAACTATACCAAGAATATTATTCTGAGTCAAGTTAATACTTTCTTCTGTTAATTCTGAAACAAATGAAAGTAGTATATACCCATCTTCATCGACTCCATGATTTAAAAATTTATCTTCAATTATAAACTTTTTTAATACTTTCCAAGTCGAAGGAAATCTTATATCATAAATTATATAATCTTCAAGTTTTCTTATTTGGTGAAAATACTCGAATATTGGTTGGAGTTCACTATATATGCTCATTATGATTGAATTAAATAGGTGATTATATAAGATATTGACATACCAAGGTATAAAAGCCCTGTGAAACTTAAAATAAATCTCTCAGGTTTCATCAGGGCTATTATAAATCTAAAAATTACATTGACAACATACAAAATGTTGAAAACTAATAAAAAGAAGAATACACTTTCAATACTAAGCATTTTCTTTTCTTTCTGATAAGATTTCAACTCTAAATGTCTGTAACAAAGCTTTCAATTCTTGTGCGGTTTTGCGTGCTCTTGTTCCTGCACTTTTGTTACCCTTATAGAATTTGTCCGCATCAACGGTGAGAGCTTCTGTCAATTCTTTAATTTTTTCTACGGTTTCCATGTTGTCCTATATAAAAAATGTTTATTACAATATAAAGAATAGGGATTTTTTTTAGTTTTGTAAATTATTATTTAATAAATTTTTGTCCAAAGTTTTATAAACTTGTTTTAGTAAATCCAAATCAGACATAGTATGGACTCCATCTAAATTAAAAATTTCCTCAAAAAAACGATTCAATGAATATTTTACTTCATTTATATCTTGGTTATAAAATGTTTCACCAACAAATCCTTTAAAGAAAATATAATGTTCTCCTTCTTTATCAAAGAAAATTTCTTCCTTTTTAAAATTGTCAATTATTTTATTCCAACACCAATCAAAATGTCTCTCATCATCGTCTTTGTCTAATTTAATATTTGTGGTTTTAAAATCATCATTACCTAAATAGGTCTCATAAATAAGTCCAACTAAAGATAAAACAAAATCATTAAACAATTCAAATTTATGGTAACAAATATTGTTACCATCAATCCAAAGTTGCAAATCTTCTTTGTCTATTGGTTTAGATATGTATGAAAAAAAATTCTCCATATGAGTACATATGGAGAATATAATTAATAATGATAATTTGTAACTATTATTGTGATTTCTTGTTGTATCCAATCATTTCTTTCATTCTAACCATTTCTTCTGAAAGAATGTTTTCTTTCTCATCTTTAACAACATTTTCACTTAACTTATCAAGAGCTTTTTGTCCCTTAGTGTTTTTATAACTTTTAGCTCCTTTGTTTTCACCAGCAACATCTACAGGTTGGGGTTGTCTCTTATATGATGCCTTTTTTTGTTGGGCGCCATAAGCATTGTCCTTATAATTTTTAAAGAATTTTTTACCAACTTCTGTTTCTACTGCGTTTGCATATTCTGATGAGTTACCTGTTGTAGAATCACCTTCAAGATACTTTTTAATTCTCTCATCATCAGGTTTAATTTCATCAAAAGTAAGATTTGTCATTCCAGGATAAGCAAAATCAGCAACATATTCCTCAACAGCTTCAGATGGAACATAAGCCTTTTTATCCATTTTGGCAAGTTCTCCATTACCCTTTGGGAAATGTTTTGCGTTTTCTTCAAAACTTCCTTTTGAACCGGCTTTAACATAATCTCTCATTTTCTTAAAAGAAGCTTTGTTAGCTTCTTTGTTAATATTAGAATCTTTAGCATGAACTCTGTCATATTCAACCATTCCTTTTGACTTAGCCTTTTGTTCAACTACCAATTCTTCAATCATGTCAACAAGTTCATTTTCTGTAAGTTTTAAAACGCCACCTTTAAACTCAATTGAGTAAACTCTACTTTCATTTTTAACATCGTATTCTTTTCCGTCAACTTCAAAAGTATCATCACCTTCCTCTTTAGCCTTTGCAAGTGCTCCTGAAAAAGCATTACCTTCTTCCATTTCACCATCTTCATCTTCAATTCCTAATTCGCTTTTGAGGTGTTCATCATCTGGAAAAAGATTATAAAGTTGTTTTAAAGCTCCTCTTCGTTGTTTTGCCATGTAATCTTCACCTTCACCTCTATTCATCGACTCTTCCATTTCACCACAATCACCTTCCATACAATCACCTTCAGCTTGAACATAATCGTAATCTTCAGCACTTGGCATAGATTCTTCCAATTCATCAGTTTTAGGCTCATCTTTACTCATATAACCTTTCTTCTCCATCGCTCTTTTTAATATTTTAGCAAATCTTGCCTTATCAGTGAGCTCATCTTCTTCATATTCAAAATCATAATCTCCCCATTCTTCAGCCATTTCACCTGATAATTTTTCATGTATTTTTTTTGTCATCTCTTCAGCCTTTTCATTCATTGACTCAGAAATAACTTTTTTTACTAATTTTTCAATAGATTTCATTTTAAAAATGTTTTTATATAAATACTTAGTTTTTAGTGTTTTTTATAACTTCTTCAATAAGAATTGACATAATCACTGACTCATCAACACCATATTGTTCCGCTAGTTTTTTAGCCTTTCTAATAACAGTAGGAGATTTTGTTAATTTAAGGGCATTTATATCTCCTTGATTACAGTAAGGAAAATTCTTACACTTTTTCTTAACTTGGACAAATGCTCCACCAGGTATTTGTGTTTTAGATGCGCCTCTCCAATCTTTTGGTTTCATTGATTTTGCCCCAAAAGCCGGTGTTTCATAAGAACCAGATGAAGCTGAACTTGTCCCTTCCTTAGTTTCAGTTTTCTTTGGCTTTTCTATCTTTTCTAAATCATCGTAGTAATATGGATTTTCTTTGATGTGGTCCAAAGCAATTTCTTTTGCTTTTTTTAAACCCATTTCATGTTCCATTTCTACTTTCATCCCCTTCTTTAGTTGCCTTTGGAGGGTTGCAAACATTTTTTCAACTTTTTCCTTTTCAGCTTCTTTTTCAGATTTTTCTTTTGCAAGTTTTCTTGCTAAATCTTTTAATTGAGCAAGCTCTGTTCTAACCGCCTCGTTTATACTTTCTTTAATTTTTTTCTTTCTTCCTTGGCAATGAGCTCTTTGACTAAATCCTTTTGGATTTTTACAATCAATACTCTTCTTGTATTTTTCTGACCACTTCTCTTTCATCTCTCCTGACATAGGTCCTACAAAAACACCAGCCGCTCCTGAGGTAGTACCTTCTTTTTCTTCTTCCTTTCTACCCTCAGCTTCATAACCTGATTTTTGTATTTCAGCTTTAGCATTACCAAAATTTTTCATACTTTCAGGGTCAGATAGTCCTTTTCTGTTGAATTCGCTACTAAGAGCTGTCACCATTTTTTTTTGTATATTATTCATTTTATCTTACATTTTTTAACCTTGGCTCCCAATAACTTTTCTGAGTCCACATAAATTGATAAAACTCACTGAAAATTTTTACAACAATCTCTTTAACTTCTGTTCCAACTTTCCCTCTTTTTAATTCTTTCACAATCATATCTGTCATTTTATCTTCAAATTGACGCAAAGTATTTGACCCCAAGAAATCTTTAATTTCTTTACGAATCATTACTTCTATTTCTTTTTTTTCAGTACTAGTTAGAGCCATTTTTTATTTTTTTTGTGATGTTTTCTTTCTACCAGCTAAAACTTTAGCCCACTTTGATTTAAATTTTTCATAATAAGATTGGAGTTTACTAACCATGTCCAAGTAATTTTCATCAATCTTCATCATTTCACCAGACATATAAATTCCGTTACTTTCTCCTATTGTAAAATAAAACTCTACATCGTAATCAACTATAAGTCCTGACCAATCAACATTATTTTTATATACATTTAATTGACCAAAATTTGCTAAGTCAGATACTTCATTAACAAATTCATCCATAGTTTCTTGGAAAGCTGTTTTATCATCGGTTGTCAAATCAACATCTTGCCTGTCATCTCCGTGAATTACCAAAACACCACCTGAAATTCTATAACCTTGGCTTACATCATTTGGTAAACCTTCATTATCTTCAATTTCTTTTTCTGTTGATTTTGGGACATTATATTTTTCAATATCTCTTGGACTATCTTGTTCTTTAATAAGATATTTGTCCTTAATGTCTTTTACATGTTCGGCAACCACTGGATTACTATTCAAATGTAAATCCCTAATGGTTCGAATTTGATTTTTTATAATTTCGATTTCATTCATTTTCAACTCTATTTTTGAACTCTTCAAACTTAAACGACGGATTTGGGTCCGTGTATTTATTGTTATAGTTGCTACGGCACACTATACCATTAAATATCTTGATACCATCAACTTTTGTGTTGTGCCCAATAAAACTTTTGTTTATTGAGAATTTTTTTGTAAGTTTGTTACAGAGTTCAACTAAAGAATCTAGTTGTTTTTCAGTATAATTTTGCCAATAAATTTTATCTCTCCATTTTTTTTCAAAGATATCTCCATCTATTGGTTCATTTACCCAATTGAAAAAACTATTGCTGAGAGGGACTTTCTGTCCCCATCCATGATTTTCAAGACAAACTATTATGGAATTTTTATTAACTTCTTGGTCAACAAAAAAATCAGAATAAGAATCGTCAGATAGCAGACTTATAACTTCACCATCTCTTGTTACAAAGTAGTTAGGTATTTTGTTATACTTTCCGTTATTACGGTTTTTTAAAGAATTTAAATACTGATTATGTCCTCTGAAAGAATTACAAAGTATAATCTGTTTTTTGTTTTTGTTTTTTTCAAAATCTTTAAAATTACCAAATTTGATAATATCAATCAATACTCTTGAAATAGTTTAGTACTTTATTTTTTGGAGAATCTTGGACTGGCTCAGGTGTGTTTAGAACAACTATTTCCTCCTCATGGTCTTCAATTATTTGCTCTTGCGGTTCTTTAATTTCATCGTCCGAGTATAAAATTTCCTCTTCTTCGGGGTAAAAAAATACTTTTTCAACCTCCTCTTCCACCGTAGGTTCCTCTTCAATTATCTCAGTTTCAAGTTCAACAGGAATATTTTTAACTTCTTCATACTGTTGTAAAATTGATTCCATTTTTTTTAAATCATCCTCTGATGGACTATACTTATCCGCTTTGGATTGTTCAGGTTTTGGTCCGTCATAATTAATTGATTTTAAAAAATTATCAAGTTTATTAAAATCATCTTGAGTTGGTTTATATTTCAATTTAGCCTCTTCATCGAGTTTTTTTCTTAAAAATTCTTCCTTAATTGTCTCATAATCCTCCTCACTTATTTCCTCACTAGGACCTGAAATTATTGGAGAATCAGGAGTTGGTTCATTAGCCACTTCTTTTTTACCTCCATCATATTTTGTAAAGAAGTGTAAAGATGTTAAAGATATAATTGGTAGTAATCCACCTTCTAAAAATGCAAGCCATCTTTTTTGAGATGCAATATCATTTGGGTCAGAGCCCATAATCTCCCAAAGTGGGGAGGTCAATTCAACCCAAGATTTAAATAAATCTCCATTCGCATCAATTTCTTTATATGAAAAGAATATATTTCCAATCATCTGAATTAAGGTAACCAATCCAAACATAAACCAAACGCCCCCTTTGATTTTGTTTGTTGCCGCCACAAGAGCGGTCATAGCTCCTACCTCAATTGCAATTGATAGGTATATTGCCCAATTTATTGGATTTGCGATATCATACCAAGATACTACGTGCGAAATGGATATACCTGCCACTAAAAGAATAGGGACCAAAAACATGGTCCTATTCGGATTATCTTTAATCCACTGAAAAACTTTTCTCATTTTCTTGATTCACTCTTATAATGAGTTATGGGCATTTTGTTCTTATCAGATAATTCTTCAATTTCCAAAGTCTGCCACAGAGTTGTTGTTTCCAAAATATTTCTCATTTTTTCTTCAGTAACAACAATTTTATTTAAAGAATCAACCTTATAGTTTAGAGCCTTATTTTCTTTCTCTATGTTCTTTAATTGTGAAGTAGTACCACAACTCTTAACAAAGATGAAGAAAACTAAAACTAATGTAGTTATTGGCAAGTATTTCTGTATTTTTTCCATCGAATAGTTTTTTAATAATATATTATATCTACAATAAATAGTAAATTATTAAAGATAATCAAACAAAGATGATGATTCGTTACGCAACTTTCGAAGTCCCCTTTCTTTAATTTGTCGAACTCTTTCTTTTGTAAGGTTAAAGTCCTCTCCAATATCTTCCAAAGTTCGTGGTGTACCTGAAAGTCCATAATAATCCATAATGATTTGTCGTTCGCGGCTGTCAAGAACCTCAAGAATTGACATAAGACCTTCTTTAACTTGTTTATCATTGTTAAATGAATGGTCAGGACGAAGAGAATCTTTATTCTCAATAAGGTCAATCAATGTATCACCATCTTCATTAATCTCAGATTCAAGATTAATTGTAAAAGGCAGTCCCGCAAATTTGTCACCAATACGGTCACCAGTTTTTTCAACTCTCTTTTTCTCCTTTTGAAAATCTTGTATGACATTGACTGGAAGTCGAATTGTCCTCGCGTGTTCATTCAATGATTGTTTGATTGATTGTTTAATCCACCATACCGCATATGATATAAACCTGAGATTCTTAGTCCAATCAAAGTTTTTAATCGCCCTCATAAGTCCAATATTACCCTCGGCAATAAGGTCAGATAAATCAAGTCCTTGATTTTGGTATTGTTTTGCAATTGTAATGACAAATCGCAAATTACCTTCAAGAAGCTCTCTATGTATCTCTTCTTGCTCAGCGGTATTAAGAGTATTACTCTGAATTTTAGCGGATAATTCACGCTCCCTTTCAGGTGTCATCACTTTAATTTTACGAAGCTCTTTCAAATAATACTGAATTTCATCTTGGTTAATTGGTGATGTATTTTTTTCTTGTTTTTCATCCTTTAGAGTACTCATCTAATAAAATTTTTTCTGTTGTTGTTAATGATTCAAATCCACATTCGTTAATCTTATCTAAAATTTCGTTAAGGGTTGGGGTCTCCTCAAGATTATCCATTCCTTCAACTAATTTATTTAGGTCCACACCAATAAACTCTGACAGGTTTTGTATAAAAAAGTCATTTGTCATACTAGTAAGGTCCTTATCAAGGTCACTCAAGTTATATTCCAATATGTTACCTTCTGACAAATTGTCAGGTGTGTCAGTACTACTAAACAAATGATTCTCTATTTTTTTGTCATCAATATAGAAATTCACATTCTTATTGAATGGTACCATAAAGTACATAGCTGTCAGTTTTTGTAGTGGTTCTGAGATTTTTTTCTTTACTTCACTAATTTTCATAATGGTTGTAAAGTGATAAATCGCCCCTGAACTTCCAAACTGATATTTTACATCAGTGGTTGATACTTCAGTTAAAAGTTTAGCAATATTCTTTATGACAAAGGGGTGTTCATCATAGCTTCCGTAAACAAATAAAAGATACTTCATAATTAATTTTTTACAAAAATACGACTGATTTACTTATCGACCAAACTTTTTAATTAACAATCTTACTGATGTTGTCAACTTTCTTCACTTTGATTGCGTTGTCTGCCCACTGCGAAATTAGTGGATTGTGAGTAATAACCAAAATATTTTCAAAATATTCTTTAATCTTTATAAAGAATTCATAAACCATTTCAAGATTATCATTTGATATCTTACCAAACACTTCATCAAATACAACTATGTTTGGTTTTGGAAGTGAGCATACTTTGGAAAGAACCGCTCTTAAAGCAAGTGAGGCAATTGTCTTTTCATAACCCGAACCTGAAACCATAAGTTTTTCAATCTGAGTATTGTTATCAATCATCCAAAATTCAACTTCATTCTTTTCAGATATTCTAACCTCAAGTCTAAAGTAACAAGAGTCTTGTAATAGTCTTTGGAGCTCGGAGTTAATAAGTGGCATCATATTCTTCATAATCTTCTTGGCAATACCATTCTTACCATATAGTTCCAAATAAACCTTATACTTACCCTCTTTGGTTTGTTCTTCTTTGATAGTATCAATCAGTTCAAGGTTTTTAATAACCTTTTCATTATTCTTTGACACTTCAAAGTTTGAGTTAGATATTGTTCTTTCAACCGTAGATAGTTCAGTTTTAAGTTCATTTAGTCTTATGTCCGCTTTAACAATCAAACCATCAAGATTATTATTCTTTTCAATAATGTCTTGAACTTCATCATATCTTTTCAACTTATCTTCCAAACTTTGTTTCTTTGTTTCAAGGTTTTCTATTGTTGCTTGATACTTTTCAAAGACAAGTTTGTTCTTTTCATACTCATCAAAGTCTTTTTTACGCTGTACAAACCCCTGTTCTTTGCCTGATAATTCCAGCATTATACCCTCAATTTGTGTCTTTTGTTGGGAAAATCCATCAAGTTCGGCAATCTTTGATTGTGTAATGGCTGCGTTCATAAGTTCAATTCCGCAGTGTTCACACTTTATTCCCCCGCTAACTGAACTTTTAAGTCTTTCAATCTCTTTAATTTGACTCTCAACTTCAACTTTTGACCTGAATTGTTTGTTGTATTCATCTTTGATTTTGTCGTGCTGGTCCTCGTGATAATATTCCTTTGGCTCAACGACTTTAACATTGTCTCGGTCGGTTGTGTTTTTGTTAATCTGAAATTCATATTGTTTAATTTCATTTTGGGTATTCTCAGGATTTAAAAGTGATATTTCCCTATCAACTGAAACCTTTGATTTAAGAAGACTATCCCTATAATCTTGGCCTTTCTTTAGTCTATCATTAATGTCAGAAAGTTTATCTTCACTTTCTTTAACTAAAGTTTGGAGTTCCTTATTCTTTTCTTTAATGGTATCATTTTCTTGTTTCAAACTCTCTGTATTGTAGATGTTTGAAATCATAGATTTAGAAAACTCAGAATAGATTTGTTTACCAGTCTCTTCCTTTCTTTTAAGGAAGTCAAGTCCCAAAAATCTTGAGATTACTTGTCCTCTTGCGGTTGGTTTTGATTCAAGCAAATCTTCAAGGTTGGTACCAGTTGTTAGAATTGTCATCAAAAAGTCTTCGTAATTACCGATAGATAGTTTAATGAAATTTTCTGTTTCTCTTCTCTGTTCACCTGTGAATTTAACTAGTGAACCATCAGGATACTTCTTAAAAAAGTCTAGTTCAGTTTTAACATTCCATTCTCCTGACTTTGATTTCTTTCTTTCAAGTTCCCTTACAATGATGTAGTCTTCCCCATCAATTTCAATCTCACCTTTAACAATAACTTTATTACTGTCTGAATATCTATTGAAGATTTCTTCAGCTTTATTTGTCTTTGTTGTTGTGTTAAAGAAAAGGAACATTAGAAGGTCAACGGACAATACCGTCTTACCTCCAAAGTTTGGTGGGTCCGATTCAATAACGGTAATCCCACCAAGCTTTTGGAAATTTAATTTTTGATTTTCACCATAAGATAAGAAGTTTGAAAATTCAATTGTCTTAATATACCACTTCTTAAATGCGGGAGTTTCCTCTTGCTCTGACAACATTTTGTTTTCAACTGCGTTGTCAATCTTTATGATTTCTTCATAGAGGTCTCCCTGATTCTTGGACTCTAAAATACCT